TCGGAGCGCCGTCCTTTGCCTTCTTGTCGGAGGCCTTGCGTAGACTGGCAGGCATAGAATCGTCTCCCGGATCGTCTGCGCTACCGTCCTTGCGCATCTGCGCCCACATTGCTTTCTCTTCGTCTGTCTGAGCATCACGCGCAATGCGGTCCTTTGCCTTTGGACGCTCTTCTGTTGCCTCTTCGACTGCATCCATTGCCAGACGAGTAGAGTCCATCCGTAACGCAGAATCCATAGCCAAGAGCTTAGGTTCGAGGGCGCGAAGATCGCATTGCTTGCGGGTGAGGCCGATCACCATAGGCTTGAGAGCGGCGTCCGCTGCCAGCTTGGGAGATGCAGCACAGAGGATTGCGTAAAGAGCTTTGCCGAATTTCGTTTCCATTTTCGTCTCCAATTTGCTGTCTGCGGCCATCACATCCGATCCGGCCCGCCCCGCTTGCACCAGGGCAACATGATTGCCCTGAATATCCCGCATTACCCCGTCATACCGCCGGCCCTCGTACAGCCCGGGCGTCATGTCCGCCCGATAGCGGTACGACGCTGAAAGCTCCCGCACAGTGTCCGTTTCTACGCCGGCGATTGCCTCCGCGTCCCAAATGGCTATATTCGCCATCAGGTACGGAGCTACGAACTCCACGTCCGAGCCGATTGTGCCCGCAATCGAATCCTGCTTGGGATCGTCCGCGCTCACGGCGATGTGCTTGAACATCAACTGCTTGTTTTGAAAGGATGGAGCCGCCTTGGCAAGTTCGCCAGGATCGCGGAGCAGGTAGTAAATGCGCTCTGGCTCCAATCCCAGCCTGTCTGAATCGGGGATTTCTTTCCCGTAGTACGGATTTACCGTCGCCTTGCTGATCGGCGTACGGTGAATATGAAGCTGCCCGTCCGCGTCGTAGCGCCGGTTCTGCAAGGATGCGTCGAGAGCTAGTTCGTTTGCCATAGGGCATGTCTAGACAATAAAAGCACTAACTTTGCGAAATTGCATTTATCGACTTGAAAATGAATGGAATTTTGCCTATACTGCATACATGGGTGCAATCAAGTCTGAACGCTGTACACAGGGCCACCGCCTCAAGCTCGGCAAGGATGGACGCCAGCGCTGCCCGATCTGCCAGAGCGCATACCTGAAAAGGTGGCGGGAGAAACAGAAAGGGAAGAAATGAAAACCGTTAAAATCTCATCGATAATCCTGGGGCTGCTACTCTTGACCCCTATCATCCTTGCGCAAAGCAGACAGTCCGCCAAATGGAAAGCCTACGAAGCCGATAACGGGGCAAAATTTGAAGTCAATATGAACACGGTTCGGGTTATTCGTGGACTCGGTGTCCTCGTTTACGCCGGTTGGCATGGGGAAGATATTGTCGCCAATCCCTACATCTTCGATTGTCATGGGCACTTTGAAATTATGGACGACGATAACAATCCTGAAGAATCGGGACCGACAATGTCCGGCTGGCTGCTCGCTCCTCCATATTCGGTTGCGGGCGCAGTTGCGAAAGACATTTGTGCGAAACGGTGATTATTTCTCGGCTGGCGTCCACGGCAACACTGACCTCTGAACGCACCTGCATCCAATAAGTTCACCAGGCCAGATGAACTTCTGTACTGCCGAATCCCACATGCCCTTGGCGACAGGGTAACGCTTTTGGTTCATCGCAACGTGAGTTGGCCGTGGCTCGCGCCCAGCGTGCGAGTGAAGCCAGATCGCTTCAGTAATCCCGAGTTCGGTCTGGCGAGCCTTCTGCACCACCGCGTTCGCTTTATTTGCCTGGTCCCTACTTATCAGCACCGCCCGGTTAGCCGTGACCTCAAACCGGCTCTTAATCTCCGCTGCCATCGACTTCAGATCGCGCCCTGCCGCGTAGTTGCGCATCACGATGCCCTCGACCTCTTGCAGATACCGCTGAGGGATCGAGCGGATCAGGCCCACGTTCTCGGCCAGGGACGCCTCGAACGCATCGCGCATGGCCGGTGTCATGCTGAACTCAATCGACCAGCCCGCATCGCGCAGCGCCATGCGCATTGCCGCATCTGTGCCCTTGAACTGATTTTTAAGGAACGACTCTGCCACTTTGGGAGCCATCTCGTCAAACTTGTCCTGCCAGCGTTTGGAGAGCTTCTTTAGCTCCTTGCGCATCTCCTCGGCCGGCAGTGCGTCCTGAGCCATCTCTGGAGGATCAGAGCGCCTCTGAGCGGTAAGCCAATACTCCACGCTCGCCGCCATCTGCGAGATCATTCCCATCAACGCCCGCTGATAGCGCATCCGCACGCCCTCATTGGGACGCACGGCGCGGGCGATCTTTGGCTTGTTCACCATATCTCCTAGTCGAAAGACAATACCTCTGCCAAACTGTCCTTATTTTTTGGCAGTTGAATTGCTCCATCATACGGACTATTTTTAAGCAAATGCACGGCTAAAATGTCGAGCATGGCCCCCATCCCTCCTTCGCTAGAACCCTCTCGCATTTTCCCCACAAATCCAGATGGGAGGCGCAACTCCTCTTCGATAAAATCGTCATTGTCCCCTTGGAGCAATCCTTCAAGGTCATCAATATCTTGCACTCCGCTCTTCTTGAATCTTGCCAATTTATCGATGATCGGGTATGCGATGGCTGCCGTATTATTTGCGTCAGTGCTTTTCACTGTGACAACGAGCGGGTTTTGCATTGTTACCGTCACTTCTTTGAGTTCTCGATTTTCTCCGAACGAGCCCTCGTAGGGGTTACTTTTGCGTGCACCAGGAAGATCGATGAGAGAATATCTTGCCCCGCTCAGTGTTTCCGCGCCAGGGCGCTCCCATCTCACGGTTTTAAGTGAAACAGGAGCGCCTTTATTGTTTTTCAAATGGGAGCGAATATCCTCTACGCTTTCAGGGCGCGAAACTTGCTTTTGTGGATGATCCCCAGGCTTGTCTCCAAACCTCCCGTCTGGTGCTCGCGGGTGCTCGATCTCGACAAATTCAGCATCACAACCAAGCGCCGAATCTGCCCCCTTCGCTAATGGTGATTGCTCTTCCTCTGGCGTGGGCAGTGCAATTTCCTTTTCAACATCTATGCCCTGATAGCCTGAGTCGGGATCACGGGCCAACCGCTCTCGCTCCTCGGCCGCATCCAGAACTCCCCTATCGATGTAGTTACCCGCTCGGATACTGTCGTTATTGCGCATCGTCGAAAGCTCCAGCTCTGTCATCTGGTAGAGCGGTACGAAATCAAAAGTAATGTCGGGATCGATCTCGCCGAATAGCGAAAGCTGTACGAGGTTCAGCATGGTCCCAATCGGTACGCGGTCATGCGCTTCCTGCTGCGAATGAATCCAGTCGTACCAGACTCGAATCTCGCCCTCTGCCACGTTGCCAAAGCCGGATGGGGAAATACCCGTCATCACCACAGCGGGCTCGCGGCTCGCAGAACACATCTGCTCCTGTGCCTGCGACTGTAGCTCATGGAGTCCGCCCAGCGGGACGGCAAGCTGCTCCAATTCCTCGCGGTCCTTATCAAGCGCCATCAGGCCCTTATTGCTACGTGTGGCAGTAAAGAGCTTGATCCGGGCAAAGAGGTTCGTCCCGTCATCTCCTCCGCTTAATACTTGATCCATTGCCGTCTTAAGGACCACGATAGAAAAGTTATTGATCAGGTCGGAAATGCTCTGCCGCGTCCGCAGCCAATTGTTCACGTAGGGCTCGACAAGCTGCGAAAGACTGATGCCGGAAAAATTGAATCCGGGTTTGAAGATGTCGGGAACCTCGCGGCTCACCATGATAATCATCCGCGTTGCGTTCCAATGCTGGCCCATCACCCACCAGCTTGTCGGCTTGTAGAAGTCGGGGCGCGAAGGGTCGAGCGCGTTGTACATCAGCGGCGTCGTCCAAATGGGATCGACGTTCTTGAATCCTTGTAGGCTCGCTTTCTTGACCGTGCGAGGATCGATCACCAGCGGTGTTTCTAAGTCCGCGTCTTTGATGTTAACGAGAATCTGCCCGGTCCCGTAGAAGGCGTCATCCTCGATTGCCTTGCGCATCACGCCCTGCACGCCCAAGCGGGTGAATTCTTGCTCAATCGAAGTGATCTTCTCCTTGGTCTTTGCATCATCGTCCGCCGATGTGCTGTTGATCTTGATCCACTTGCGGGTGCGCTCGCT